CAAGAGGTAAATGGGCAAAATAAGTTATAGTCAGTTCGCAATGTGGGACAAATGTCCTTACACTTGGAAGTTAAATTATGTGGATAAAGCAGAAACTTTCAAAGGTAATATCTACACATTGTTCGGTAGTGCTATTCACGAAACTATTCAAGCATATTTAGTTTGTTATTACGAACGAACAATCAAAGAAGCAGATGAATTGCCACTTCACGATATTCTGATTTATCGTATGAAAGAACTATACAAAGAATCAAAAGAGAAATATGGCGATGAGTTTGAAGTGGACCAAAAAGAAATGATTGAGTTCACTAATGACGGATTTGCTATCATTGATGAGTTCTTAAAAAGAAAAGGTAGTCATTTCAAAAAGAAAGATACTGAGTTAGTTGGCATTGAGATGAACTTGAACTACAAACTACCAAAGAATATGAGATTTGTAGGGTTTATGGATGTTGTTCTACACGACAAGAAAACAGGTCGTATGAAAGTCATTGACATCAAATCATCTACTATGGGTTGGAACAAGTATATGAAAGCTGACAAGAATAAAACTAATCAGTTGTTATTATACAAACACTTTATGGCAAAACAATTAGAAATATCGGAAGATAAAATAGATGTTGAATATTTAATATTAAAGAGAAGATTATATGAGAATATAATTTATCCACAGAAAAGAATTCAGGCGTTCTCGCCCGCAAGTGGAAAGCCAAGTGTCAATAAGGTTATGAATAGATTACAAGAGTTTATGGACGAGTGTTATGATGATAAAGGTAAAATCATATCACACGACTATGAAAAATGTGAACCACACAAAAAGTGTAGAAGTTGTAAGGACTTATAATGATAACACCAAGTTTGAGAATAAAAGTAACGGACTTTTTAGCAACAGACTTTGAACAAGAAGTTTTTCAAGAGTTGATGAAAATAAAACAATCACCTGAAATGCAAGGTGTTCACTTTCCATTATACTTTTGGTATGATAGAGAATATGAGGTGGTTGATTTAAATGTATTGAAAGATTTTATTATGTATTGGAAATCAACAGGCGAGTATGGAACAAAACTAAGTCTTCATCCAGAACCATTTGACGACGGAAATCACTTTGTTTGGTATGATATCAGACCAAATGACCTAAACGAAAAGTTAAAAGAAAAATTGTGTATCCCTTTTATGCAATATTATAGGTTTGCACACACTTATTCAGACCCGAGGACTGGCATTTTAAGTGGTCTAAAAGATTTCAAAGAAAAATATCTATTCGTCACTCAACACGAACAAGGCACACCAAAACGAAAACAAAAGAGAAATGATGATGAAGATAGCAATCATAGGTAGTAGAAACTACACCAACAAAACTCAAATAAAAAACTTTATGTTTAGATTAAAAATGGAACATAAAGATATAGAAATAGTTAGTGGTGGTGCCAAAGACGGAGCGGATAAATATGCCAAAACATTTGCATTAGAGTTTGGTTTAGATTATTCTGAGTTTCCACCACAACACGAACCACATAATATTCATTGTGTGTTAGAAGCTTACAATTATGGTAAACCATATGGAGTTGGATATTATCACAAAAGAAACAAAGACTTAGTAAACTATTCAGATAAAGTGGTGGCATTTATCAAAGATGATATCATTTCCAATGGAACAAAATCAGCATTAGAATATTGTAAAAAAATAAATAAAAAATTCGTTATTTTGAGTTGAACTAACTATTTATTATATATACATATATATAGGAACAATATGAAAGAAGATAAATTAACATCAGTAAAAGTCATTGATGAATTATACAAAAAGTTTAGAGAAAAGTCAATCAGAGATGACTTCTCATTACAGAAATTAGTAAATCGTAGTATTGATTTATTTGTCTATGATGAGGAATTTGCAAAAAAGATTATGGATTACGATAATTTAGAGGAAAGTGGTTCTAAATATTAACACAAGAAAGAGGTTCTATGGATTTACCAAAACTTAAAAAGGTTACAGAAAAGAAAAAGAAAAAAATCATATTATTATCAGACGACCTAAGAATGTCAAGTGGTGTCGGAACAATGTCAAGAGAAATTGTTATGGGAACCATTAAAGAATACGATTGGGTCCAAGTCGCTGGAGCCATTAAACATCCAGACGCAGGTAAATTAGTTGATTTAAATGACGCCACAAGAAAAGAAACTGGCATTGAAGACGCATACCTTAAATTATATCCAGTTGACGGCTATGGAAGTCAAGAATTATTAAGAACATTAATCAAAACAGAACAACCAGATGCTATTCTTCACTATACAGACCCAAGATTTTGGACTTGGTTATATGATATGGAACACGAGGTAAGACAACAATGTCCTATCTTTTATTATAATATTTGGGACGATTTACCTTATCCAAGGTGGAACGAACCATTTTACGAAAGTTGTGATTTGATTATGAATATTTCAAAACAAACACACAACATAGTTCAAAATGTATGCCAGAACAAACCAAGAACAGATTGGGATTCAACCTATGTTCCACACGGAATAAATGAGAAATATTTTTATCCAGTCAAGAACGAAAAAGAAAGATTGGAAATGAACAAAATGAAGTCTGAATTGTTTCAAGGTAAAGATATAGAGTTTTGTTTGTTTTACAACAATCGTAATATCAGAAGAAAAATGACATCAGATACTATTCTGGCATTTAAAGAATTTGCAGATAAACTTCCGAAAGAAAAAAGAGATAAAGTTGCGTATGTAATGCACACTCAACCAGTTGATAACAATGGAACAGATTTGCCAGCAGTCGTTCAAGAATTGTGTCCTGACCTAAATGTGATATTCTCAACAAATAAGTTATCAAATCAACATCTGAATTACCTTTACAACATAGCAGATGTAACGATTAATATCGCATCCAACGAGGGATTTGGATTAGGAACTTGTGAAAGTTTAATGTGTGGAACACCAATTATTGTTAATGTTACGGGTGGTATGCAAGACCAATGTGGATTTAAATTAAAAGATAAATTCATTACTTATCAAGACTACAAAGATATTCACTCGTTACACGATTGGAGAAAGTGGCAAGATAATAAAGACTTAACTCACGGAGAGTGGGTAAAGCCGGTATGGCCTAAAACTCGTTCTTTACAAGGTTCACCACCAACACCATATATTTTTGATGATAGAGCAGATTGGCTAGAGGTGTCAGAAAAAATAAATGAGTGGTATGAAATGAGTGATGAAGAAAGAAAAGAGTGTGGTTTCAAAGGACACGAGTTCGTTTGTGGAGATGAAGCTATGATGAGTGCAAGAGCGATGTGTGGATTATTTATGGACCATATGAATACTGCACTTGATAAATTTCAACCAAGAGAAAGATATGAGGTATACAAAGTATGAGACCAATGGTATTAGTAACGGCGCCAGTTGAAACTCGTAGTGGATATGGAAACCACTCACGAGACATTTGTCAGGCATTAATTGAAATGGATAAATATGATGTTAGAATACAATCAGTTCGTTGGGGTTCAACACCACCAAATGCGTTAGAAAAAGACAATCCTATTCACCAAGAAATTAATAAAAGAATTTTAAGACAACCTTCATTAGAAAAACAACCTGATTTACATTTACATATTGTTATACCAAATGAGTTTCAGGCGATAGGTAAAGTTAATATCGGTATGACCGCAGGTATTGAACACACGATACCACCAGCCACTTGGGTAGAGGGTTGTAATCGTATGGATATGACAATCTTTACATCTGAATTCTCAAGAAATTCATTTGTAAATGTTCAGTTTGATAAACTTAATAATCAAACGAAGCAAGTGGAAGGACAATTGAAGTTGGAAAAACCAAGTGAAGTATTGTTTGAGGGTGCAGATACAAATATCTACAAAGAAGTAGATAAGATTTCACCAATATTATCTGGCAAATTCTCAAAGATTGAAGAGGACTTTTGTTTTCTATTCGTAGGACATTGGTTAAGTGGCAATCTTGGGGAAGACAGAAAAGATATTGGTATGATGTTAAAAGTATTCTATACTATGTTTAAGAATAAAAAGAACCAACCAGCACTTATTTTAAAAACAAGTGGAGCAGGTTTTTCCATTATGGACAGAAACGAAATGATGAAAAAAATAAAATTGGTGAAAGATAGTATGAAAGGTGATAAATTGCCAAATGTATATTTATTACACGGAGATTTGACTGATGAAGAAATGAATCAGTTGTATAATCACCCGAAGGTAAAAGCACACTTGACATTTACACACGGAGAGGGATTTGGAAGACCATTGTTAGAGGCAACATTGAGTGGAAAACCAATGATAGCACCTATCTCAACAGGTCAAGCAGACTTTTTACATAAAGAATATACCGTAGAATTACCACACACAATGACAAAAGTGCCAGCAGGGGCGTTTCCAAAAGATTATGGAAATCCTGAGGCATTGTGGTCCACGGTAAATTATGGTGTGGCCGGTAAATTAATGGAAGATGTTTATCAAAATTATGATAAATATAAATTAAAAGCCAAGAAGCAGATGATTGTAAATAAAGAGACTTTTTCACACGAGGCGATGAAACAAAAGTTGGAAGATATAATTAATCCACTACTCGCAGGTGTTCCAAAACAAGTTGAATTGAAATTACCTTCATTGAAAAAAGAACCAAAAAAATTAAAACTACCAACATTAAAAAAGGGATAATATGGCAGAGATAAAAATAACTTGTCCTTGTTGTTTAGATAGTAAACAATGTTTCGAGGAAAAAGTAGATATAGAAAATTTTAGTTCGTTTATTTGTTTTAATTGTGGATTTATGAGTAATACACTTTATACAAATGATTCAGACGCACTAAAAAAACTTAAAGAATCAACATCAGAACTGATGAACGAGATAAGTTTTTATGATTATGATAGAAAAATACATTGGTTTCCAACAATTTTAAATATGGGTAAGTTCGGTATGATTTATCCTGAGGGAACAAAAGACAATTGGTCTTGGAAGTTTGCACAAGTTAGAGAACTTAGTGAGGAAGAACAAAAAGACCCGATTTATGAGGGACACGAACACACATTAGATATTGAAAATGCCAAAGAGTATGGACAATATGAATTCTTACAGGCGTGTCAAGAAATGGGAATAGTTAAGAAAGATTTATGAAGAACACACACTGGAACCAAATAGTATCAGGTCAAATAGTAACATTTAGATATAAATCTGAGAATGAAAGAAGTGTAAACAGAACGGTTTTGTGTTTAGACCCTGAGTATCTTTACAGAAAAAAGGGAACAGGTCGTATCGTTAGACTTTTCATTGGATTAGAACTAAGAGCAGCTGATAAAAAACCATTACCACTTGCAAGAGTGAGAGAATTATTTAGTTTGTTGGGAGATGTTGATGATACACCAGAGCAAACTTCCGAGCAAGAAATGCAAAAAATATACATTAAATTGAAAAAATTTCTTGAACGAGAGCCAATATTCAGAACATATTTGTTAAGAAAGTGTAGAAAATATAGAGTTTTTTTAGAGGATAGTTACGGAACAATACCGATTACAAGTATAAAAAGAATGAAAAAAGTTGATAAACAATTAAGAAAAACAGCGAAAGAAATGGCACGCTCTTTTACGGATAAAATGTTGGAGAACTTAGATGAAGATTAGTTACGGAATAACAGTTTATAATGAATACAAAGAATTAGATAACTTACTATTTCATTTGTCTAAACACATTAGAGAAGAAGATGAAGTTGTGGTTACACAAGATGTATCAAAAGTAGGAACAGGTGTTTTTGAACCTGAATTTCAAGCACTTGAAAAGGTGTTGGAAAAATATGAATATGGAACTTACTTTCAACCAAGACAATTAAAAGTAAATACATTTGAGTTTAGAAAAGATTTCTCTGCATTGAAAAACTACACGAAATCGGAATGTTCAGGTGATTATATATTTCATATTGACGCAGACGAAATACCAAATGAAGTATTATTAAAACAATTGCCACAAATATTAGAAATCAACGATACAGATTTAGTGTGGGTTCCAAGAATCAATATTGTAAATGGTATTACAGAATT